AAGATTTACAATATATGAATACTCAAGTACGGCACTCTCGTACGCGGCGTAAACATTACAATCGGTTAACTCAATATCAACTACATCTCCACCAAGCATCTTAAATGTATATGAAACTTGGTCGACGGCGCCAGTTATAAACTCTGGCGAAGCAGCATAAACGCCAATTGGCAAAGACGAAGCTACATTGGCATAACTTCCAGTTCTTGGAAGTGTAACTCTACTAGTTTGCGAAAGTGGTATTAAATCTGGTGGAGTGTTGCAAGTCATAAACTTAAATAGTTTTATGACTTATGTCAAATGTAAATTAAACATTTGCTAATTGTTTGAATATATTTTCTATTGCATCGTTTAAAACGTTGTTTTTTATTTTATCCCGCAAAGAAACATCTAACGAATTGATGTTTCCAAAAGAGTAATCAATTTCAATATATGAATTGTTGTTTTTTACATATTCCCGCACAACAACATGGCATTTAATTGCAACGTCGATGTCAAAATCATATTTCCACAATTGTTGTGTCACTTACCACACCAATAGCACATTTCTCCAGTGTTTTTCATTCTTCTTTTGCAGCCAGGAGATTTACATTCTTCTTCTTTTGATTTTTTAATAAAAAACTTTGTTTGAATATTATAAAGTCCTTGAACGTGGTAAGAATCAACAAGTTTGTTCATTTCTTCTTTTGATTTTTCACTAAAAAGCAATGGAGTGTCGTTCATTTTTTGATTTCCACGAAAAAGCCATACATAACATTCTATTGGAAGAGTATTGCTTGGGTCCAACTCTTCATAATAATTTCCTTTATTATCTTTATAAAACAATGCCATGACAAAACAATTCCTATTTAATTTATTCTTCTTCGATTACTATATTTGCATGTCTAACTTTTTTAAACAACTTCTTATTTTCATCGATGTTGCTATATCGAACTGGCTCTCCTCCACGTGTGAGGGAGACGGCATAGCAATTACTTGACGACTCTTCGCGTATGTTGCAAACATCAATAAGAGTTTCACAATCGATCATTATCATAACTTCTTGTCTTTCGGTGTCAATGAAAATCTCTCCTGATTTAATATCAACTGACCCAACAAGTTGTTCTTCGCGCTTTTTTATTTCTAATTTTATTTGTTCTTTTATTGTCTCGGGCTTTCCAAACATTTTATCACCAAATATTATTTCTTGTTTTTCTTCTCGTTCACAAACTTTGCATGAATATTTATCAATTCAACCATCGCTTCCGTAGGAATGTAATAAATTACAATTGAACTACCAACTTCTGTGTCAAAAACCAAATTACCATCGCCATCTATTTCTACTGTCACTTTGGCGTCCTCAACAGAACGTTCTAAAACTGGGGGATATTCTTTATCACCGTCATTGAGATAGAATTCTCTGCGAAACTTCTTAATCATCTTGAACGTAGATAGTATCTTGCATTTTTAATCTTTCTTTTTTCCAGTTGAAGAAACAGCAAACAATTTTGCTTCTGGCATCCAAGCAACAGAATTGTCTTTCCCATTTACATCACACCAATAAATATAACTTCCAGTATCTAATTTGGCAACATGTGAAATCACGAATGTCAGTCCATGATAACCTTCAACGTGGCAAATATCATTAACACCATATTTCGGCCCGTTTTCACTCATTTTTGTCAGTCTTTTGTTGAAATAAAAAAAGTAACATATCTACCATTCATTTTCATTACTTTTGTCGAAAACTGAGGGTCTCCTACGTCAATTGCATCAAGACATACATCACTTTCATAAATATTGTTTCTTGCGCACAGTAAGAAAACAAATAAATTAAACAATGGTTTAATAAAAAGTACCAACACAACAAAAACAATAATAGCGGTGCTAGCGAATGTATAAAACATATCACCATTTATAAACCAATTTATAATATTATTCACTTCAATTCCTCCGCCCACGAACAAATTTCATTTCTCAAGTTCTCGCACATCATTTCATATGCTTGCGCGTATGTTTCGACATATTGCTTCTTCGTCGTTTGTCCTTCGCGGAAGCAAACAGCAGCGCAACATCGCTTTCCTTCAATCCACCATTCTTTTGTGCCATCGGCATATTCAATTGCTGGCCCGTCGAGGCGGTGCCGTTGGCCTTTTTGATACCATTCTTTTGTGCCATCGGCACTTTCAATTGCTGGCCCGTCGAGACGGTGCAATTGGCCTTGTTTGTTGCGCCAGACCTTGTGTCCGCTTTCAATTGTCATTGTTGAAGTCATAATTATTTCTTCTTTTTTGCCGTTCCAGTTTCAACAACTCCTTTCATATCATTAACCATTTTATCAAAACTGTCAATACTATTTTTTGCTATTCTTCTGAATTTTTCAATATCTGGATTTGTTTCTTTATATCCAGACTCATCAAGTTTTTTATATATCTTCAACATTTCATCTTTTGCAACCATATGCGCGGCTGCATACATTTTATTATATACCACGTCTGTCGGTCCATATAAAATCCACCTAGAGCAAAGAACTTCCCATTCTGTCAATAGTTTTACATCGTCTTTTATTTCTATTAAATGATAAAAATAACAAGCAACAAAAGACTCGCAATCAAAAATATTACACTTTGTTGTCATTGTTTAATGGTAACATGTTTAAAAAAATCGTTCAAGACGTCTTATTGCCTTTGCTCATATTTTCTTTCGCTTCAAGTGGTTGCAAATTGCTCAACGACCAGCATTTGATAAAGTTTGGATGCTCCATTGAGTCGTAAAGCAATAAAGATTGCGGGATAACGTGATCGATGTGCCAATATGAGCCGTAGTTGCCCCATGTCATGTTGCTGTCAAATTGTTTTTCAAGATGTTCTTTGAGTTGCAAAGGAGTGTAAGGAAGTTTAGACCAGGTTGGAGAATTTTTTGAAGTTTTATTCTTTTTTAATGCATTTCTGATCTGACCTGAAACATTATTCCTCATTCTTACGGCGGGGTCTTTTCTTTGCTCTCTTTTGTAATCAACTTGGTATTGAATTTTCTTTTCTTTGTTTTTTTCATAATAACTTTTCCAATATATTTTATATTGTTCTGATAATGTTTCTTTATTTTCCAGCCAATACTTTTTATGATGCTCACTTCTTCTTTTAGATATTTTATGCTTAACTTTTTGATAATGTTCTTTGTGATATTCTTTTCTACATTCTTTGCAACGCGCTTCATACTTTCCGCTGTAAAAAGCAAAATTTTCTTCTGAAAGAAGTTTTTCTTTTTTACATTTTGTGCACGTGCGAAAATTCATTTCTTCAAATCATAATGAAAAATATTGTGAGCACACCCGTAAGTCTTCCAGACCCCATTCTCTTCAGCAACTTGCTTTTCTGGTTTTCCTGGTTGCGCCCTAAACTTAAACCTGAAATGTCTTTTTCCACCGTTCGTGTACCAATAATCTACCGAGCTAGTTGTTCCCTTATGTTCAAAACCATTTTCTGAATAAACCTTACCTTGGCCAAAACGTTTGTCTGAATATGCAATCATTTTTTCAAAACCATTGGCAGCACACCATTCTTTTACGTGCTTAAAGAGCTTTGAAAATCCGCCAGTTACACTTGTGTTTTGCGCAGAAGCCAGACGAAGTAATTCTACAGTGAAAAGATATTTCTTTTGTATCGGGACCTTCAATGAAATAATCATTACAAGTTCATTTTCATAAAACAAACCAAAAGCGCCCTTTGATTGAGCAGTTCCAGAAATGTGTGAATTGTTCAAAAATTCTCTTTCCAAACTTTTTTCAACAGGCCTAATTTCACAATCTCTTGCGTGAATTTTTCGTTCAGAAACGTTCAAACGATGCTTTAACATTGACTTGACAATGTCTTTCTTGTTCTTCCATTCGTCAGCAAAAATATTAAACAAATGAATACCATTATCCAAGCAAAGCTTTGTCTTTTTGGCATTAAAATCTTTTGGTTTCACATCAAACAAGCCATTAAATTCAATTGCGAACATTTTCTCTGGAAGAGAAATATCCAGAATTAGCGATGGAATTGTCGTCTCATCATTTACGGTAATTTTACCAGCATAAAAGGAAGAAACAAAATCATGAATTTCCTTTACGGCTTCTCTTTCTTCAATTTTCTTTTGCGCAAGTTCTTCGGGAGTGTACCTTACAACTTCAATAAGGTTGTCGCAAAGCTTTGCTGTAATTGGCTTTTTTACGGCCATAATTGTTTGTGTCATTTCTTGAACAGTTGTCATTATTTTTCCTTTTTTGTATGTTGAAGCGGTTTGATGTTGTTGTCAACGAGTTTGTTAGATTTTTTGATATTTTCTTTCGCATCGAGCGGTTGCAAGTTACTCAACGACCAACATTTCTTAAAATTTGGATGCTCCATTGAGTCATAGAGTAATTTTGATTGTGGAATTATATGGTCGATGTGCCAAGTTCGAATGTTTAAGTCGTATTTTCCATAATTGTCCCAATTCATCCACGAATCCCATAAGCTTTCAAGATGTTCTTTGAGTTGCAAAGGAGTGTAAGGAAGTTTAGACCAGGTTGGAGAATCTTTCGAAAGATTTAATTTCTTGAGAGCTTTGTTGATGGAACAAGAAATTTTGCTTTTCAAATTGAGAGTAACGTCGCCACTCCGTCTCTCTCTGGTATATAAAGCATTTTTTGCTTTTTCTTCTGGTGTGCGTCTCTTTTTACTTACACACTCTTTGCAAGAATGACAATAACCATCGACATTGTGTATGTTTTTCGAAAACAAATTCGAATTTTTTGTTTCCCTACAGTTGGAGCAAATTTTATTAAAATCTTCTTTTGTATAAAGAATATTAATTTCTTTTCGTCTTTTTCTTATTTCTTTTTGTTCTTCCGCTGCACATTCTTTGCAATAATGATTAAATCCATCATAATTGTTAGTATTTTTTATAAAACAATCAACTTCCTTGACTTCCTTGCACTTAGAACAACGTTTTTCAGAAATTTTACAAATTTTTTCTTCTGAATTTTTCAGGCGCCGAACGTGCCTTATTTTTGCTTGATATAAAGACAAACATTTTTTACATTCCTTTCGAAAAGTAATTTTGTCTCCATTTTTTCTTTTACCGAATTCTTCCAATTCTTTTTCATTTCCACACTTTATGCACGTCTTCATAATTTAATTCATTTTATCATAATATGCATTGACTTTCAAATGAAAAAGTGAGAAAAAATACAAAAGGGGCGAGACACCTTGTTTTACCAAGAAGCCCCGCCCCTTATTTGTTTTAATTAACTATTAACCAACCATGTCTTCAATCACAATAAGACCAAACATGTCTGGCCTTATCATTTTGCGACCAAACCTTGTCATGATGGCTTTTCGGGGGGTAAATGTTTCAGGATCAAAAATGGTAGGTGTCACCTGAAGTGGCACATACGGTGCATACACATACCCGCTTTCCAAGAAACTATTGCCCTTTCTACCAACCAATATTATATTTCTCAAAAAGTAGGGATCCACATAGATTTCCCATTTCTTATTGATTGTTCCCAACTTCACTGTACCAGCCTCGCCCTTGTCTTCGTCATGGGTTACACTTGCACGGAAACCTGCTGTCATTTCCAGAATACTGGCAACTTCAGGGCTCACAACCATATAGGTTGCGCCGCCGCGAAGTGTCTTCCTGTGAATTTGAGCAGAAACGTCATTAATGGTTTCGAGCAATGTCTCGTACCACTCCGACACATTTCCTGTGAAATCTGCACCCATAATGCTTTCATTCGCACTATTGACAATGCCTGCACCCGCGTAACGATCGAGGAACTTACCTGGTCGTCGTGACCAATAAGCAACTTGACCAGTTGCACCTTTCACTAGGTCTTCAAGAATTTCCTGATCAATTTCTAGCGCAACATGCTCTGACAATAGACTTGTCAATTCAACTTCTGCGTCTAGGTTCTGATAAGCTTGAATGTCCTGTTGAAGCTCAGGTGTCCATTTTGCTTTGAGTTTCTTTGTTTCTGCCTCAATGCTAATGGAGTTGACTTTGATGTCAATTTCTGGAATGTGTGGTTCGTTCTCAAGACCCCAAATGGTTGTCCCGAGTACTGACCCAAGCGCACCACCAGCAACTCGATTATCTGTAATCGGATATGTAGTTGCAACAGCTCCAGCATCCCATGCCGCCTTCAATACGTTCGCCGTTTCAGACGCCGTAGCTGCCAACACGAACATAAGTTTAGTGCTGTCAGTTGGATCTACGACCGTCAAACGTCGTTGCATGCGACCAGGGCCAGGCGTCGGCACCATCGCTACAAGGTTCTTGACATCCAGTTGCGAAAAGGATGTCAGAGGCGACGTAGCAACCGCTACAATAGTCCCAGACGCGATATCTGGATCAAAACGAACCAGCCTGTCACGTAGAGCCGTGTATGCCGCTGTGCCCGTCCACGTATTCAAGCCATCGCCAGAACCTACCGTACCTGACGCTACAACGGTATACGTGGCACTCGCCGACCCTGTTGGGGACGAATAACCATTGTTCATGTTGTAGAAGCTTTTTTCGATATTTGCACCTGTGAGAATTACACCACCTGTAATCTCATTTGCCACTCGTCCACCACCATAGACTGAGTCGCCAGCGGTTGCACCGAGGCGAGTACGGTCATGTTGGAAATCGAGGAAGAAAATTAGACCTGTTGGAAGACTCATTGGTTGAACCGAAACCAGTTCATTGGCAATTAGCCCACCGAACACCCTGCGAACAAGTGGGAATGCCACTGCCGCAAAGCCTTCTACGTCACCGCCAGACATTGTGCTAGCTTCACGCAAAAGTTCTTTTGCTTGATTTTCGAGCAAAAGTGCAATATTATTCACTGTTCGCTCATCTTTTAGACCTTCTAGAAGCCCTAGCTCGCGCCATTTGGCAACGAGAGCGTGACCTTCCTTTTGCTTATCAACGCTCTGGACTCCTTCTGTTAATTTTTGTATGATACTCATATACTGTTATCTCCCTAATGTTTTTTATTTTTTGATTCCCGCTAACCTCAACATCCTTTCCCTTATCGGATCGATGTTGTTTTCTGTTGTTTCCTTCGGCTTAATAAAGTTTGATGTATTTTTGTTTATTGCCTCGTTTAGATTTTGGGGAGCATTCGAGCTCTTGTCTTTTGTCGTAAAAGAGTCATATAATGTTTCAAAAATAACTTTTGCTTCATTAACCGAACTTACTTTAGAAACAGCTTCGACAATTTTTGTTCGTTGTCGCTCATTCAGGGAGACGCTTTCCAAAGCTCTATTTTTAAATGTGAGTTTCACATTTTGAACGTTTAATTCCTCAAGTTTATTTGAGGCTTTAAGTGCAATTGATTTTATCTTTTTGTTTTCGTCAATTTGATTTCTCAATTGCACTTTCAAAGATTGGTTTTCTGCTTGAAATTTTGCCATTGCCTTTTTTGTGGCTTCATGTTCTTCTTTTCTTTTGTCATCCTCAAGACTTGCAAGTTCGATTTGATTTGCCATTTCTCGCTCTGGCGTTGTGGCACGCCCAGGATGACCAACGGGAACATTTTCAATATCTACTTCAAGTGTTTCTAAAATGTTTTGAATCATTTCTTCTGAAATGCTCAATTCTTCTTTATCTAAAAGAGATTCTTGTTGAAGACCAGCGTCGACTGTTGGCATATGTGATATTGGATTAAGTGTGTTTTTTAGAATTTCAACAATTTCATTTATTTTCAGTTTGTCATTTTCTTCTAACAAAGATTCTCCAATGGTCATTAAATTTCCAATTGCCATTTCAACAAGCTCTCGAGAAACTGATTGAGCCGATAGAGCAGCTTCGCCAAGTTTGCGAATTGGACTTTCGGGATCATTTGAAAAAGAATGTAAATCTGGTCCAATGCTGGCTGGAATTACAATTCCAGGTGAACCTTCTTCCATATACATTCCTTCTGGGGAAGGAGTGTTCATTTGTCCTGGCAAATCGTCCGATGCATTATCCATTGCACTCATCTGCGCCAACTGATCAAAATCTATTTCTATTTCTTCATCTTCTTCGGGACATTGGCAAAGTTTTTCGCCGTCTGTCGCAGCCATTGGTATTTGAGAAAGAACATCTTCAGACGAAGAAGTATTTTGCATATCCATACCACCAATTGACATAGAGTCTTCCATATCATCAAGTGGCTGTTCCAAAAGTTTTCCAACAGCTTCTTTGATTTCATTGGAATATCTTTTTAGAACTTCCGCTTCAGCCGACTTCATCGCAGCTTCTTTAAGTTGATTTGCGTCTACAATAGCTTGTTCTAACATCGTTGATGGCATGTTGTTCTCCCTAAAAATAGTATTATCCAAAATTAAATAGTTTCTTTCGCACAAGAATGCGAAAAATCAATAATTCCATCGAAATGGAAACAATTATTGCATTCCAGATGCAATTTTTATTGCTATAATTTCATCATGTGTATAAGCAGACAAACCAAGACCTTGAAGACTGGGCGGCACACCGTTAGTTGTTACAAATTTTAAAATTGCCTGCGAACCGTCATTAGATAAAGCCATTGTGTCTCTAGAAGTTTGCACACATTCTGCAATTTGTTGATCTGTTACGTCAGAAGTATTCATTATTACATATGTATATCGATTGGGCATACTGTTTATGATGGAACATCTGTTCCAATATCTCCCGCTTCCATATTGTTCGAAGTAAAATCATTACCAACAGTAGAATTGTCAATAATGTCTGGAATTGTGTCGTCGTCGAATCTATACCAACCGATTAAATTTGCTGCTGAAACGTGAGAAGATAAATCGGTAGGCGCGCCAGAATTATATATGGAACTAATATCTGATGCGTCAAGATTTTTGTTCCATATAGAGATTTCATCTAACTTTCCATTGAAATAATTAGCCGAATCGCTATTAACTCCAATTTTCGTAGAAACTCCCGCAAGGACTGTCGACGCCGCTAGTGTGTCTACGACATTAGTATACCCACTTTCTGTTCCATCGAAATACATTTTTGCTCCTGTAATGCTAGATGAACCAGAATAAGTAACAATCACATTTTTCCAAACTCCAACACTTACGGTGCTTGTAGAATTTCGATATAAAGTATTTCCGCCACCTCCCAAAAAAAGAAATTGAATTGTCCTGTCGGGATTTATACCAACTCTCCATCCTATGTTCGAACCATTATTTCTAGCCATCAACATCTGATCTGTTCCTGACGTAGCACCAAGTTTTATCCAAAAAGAAAAACTAAATGTATCTGTTCTTTCGAAATTAAAAGGTGAAGTGCTATTGCTAGTGAGCCTTTCATTTACTCCATCAAATGTTATAGATTTTGCGTTTGCAAATGCCGCCACGACAACTACAGGAGGTAAAGCTATCCCCGTAAGACGTCCCAAATTATTTGTAATATAATTTTTACCTAAATTGTCTCTTCTGTTGGCTCGATGGTAACCGTCTTGTTTGTATCTCAACGTTGTCATTATTGAGCTATCCTATGCACCCACCCAACAACGTTTACTATACTGCCTGTATTTGCATATGCACGAACTATGGATGAATTATTCAAAACAGCGCCTGGTACCATCAACGACAAACCTTGTGTACCCGTTAAGGCAAGTTTTATATTGTCGTTTGGACTTGTGGTTCCGCCGTATTCTACGGTGAGAATTGCATTTGAGCCAGTTGTTGCACAAGCTGCGTATAACCAAACTTCATCAAAACTAGTCGTACCAGCAACAGCAGTATGAATTGCAGTTCCAGGAGAACCCGTAGCGGCAACAAGTATTGGTCGCCCATCCGTACTTCCAGAAAGTAGTCTTTTTGTAAAAGTTGCCATTATGTATCTCCTTGATTATGAAAATGTCCTAACTGCAATTATAAAATCTTCTTTATTCACTTGCCCAGTAGCATCGCCAATTGTTCCACCATATTCATAAATGGCCGTTACTTTATCGCCAACACTCATAGAAAAAGGCGTATTCAACCATGTAACTGACGAACCAGTGACTGTATAATCTGTCGTTAAATTATATAACGCACCATTAACGTTTAATCTTACATCCAAATCATCTTGTGGAGTTTGCGTAAGTGTAAAAGACGCTTGACCACTTGATGTAACAGAAAAAACATCAATCTGTTCTGACGGCATTGAAAGAGTTTGCGGCTCCCACATAGCCGAAGAGGTGTTGTATGTGACAATTTCATTATGAGTTGCACCGTCTTGATGTAGTTGTTTTAACTTAAGCAAACTCATTTTCTGCCCTCTCTATGCGTGATTTTTAAACAATGCCTTCTTGCGCGTTAATTGCTGCTTCAACTGCTTCCCACATTTGTTCTATAGTGGTAGACGCTTGAACGGTCGTTCGTAAAACACCATACTTTACAAACGATGGCTCTTCAATCGATGAAACTCCATATGAAACATCTACGATAGCAGGAAAATCCAAAGGAAGAGATTCTATCAGACTCATGCTAACCGTGATAGAACCTAATATAATTTGTTTTGTAATTGCCATACAATTTTTCCTATTTTAACTAGTTCCGCTCCATTCCAAGTTCTATTTTCCATTACTTGCTGAATGGTCGACTGCGACACTTCATATTCTTTTGCTAATTGTTTTAATGTATAAGAGCCAGTTTTATACTTTTCTCTCATTTCGTTAACTTTTTCCCACGTAAGTTTTGCGCTAGGGCTGTTTTCGCCTTTTCGCGCTTCTGACAATTTCTGTTTAGCTTCTTCAGAAAGGTGTTTACCATAAAAAGGATGTTTTTCGCCTTTTTTAGATTCAGACATTTTTCTTTTTGTTTCTTCGGAAAGGTGTTTACCTTTTTGCGCCTCAGACATTTTTTGTTTAGTTTCATCAGAATGCTTTTTTCCGTAAAAAGAATTTTTTTCTCCGATGTGAGTCCCCTTTTGAACTTCAGACAATTTTTGTCTAATTTCTTCGGAAAGGTGTTTGCCAAAATTATGATTTTTTTCACCTTTTTTAGATTCAGACATTTTTCGCTTATGATCCTCTGAAAGATGTTTGCCTTTTCGCGCTTCTGACATCTTTAGTTTAGTTTCTTCAGAATGAAATTTACCTTTTTGCGCCTCAGACATTTTTTGTTTAGTTTCGTCAGAAAGCTTTATTCCCAAACAACTTCCTGCAATTTTACAAATATTATATTCTGGGGTTAGCGAGTCAATCCAACACTGTTCTCTTTCAAGCAATTTTCCTTTGTTCGGCTCGAGCTTTTCTATAGCTTCAAATATAAAACTTTGTTCGCCATGTTTATTAAAAGCATTTTGTAAATGATAAGAATGATGATTGTTGTTCTTTAAATCTCTAAAATGATCATATTTTCTTTTATCAAAATCAATGGTACTTCCAATATAAAACTTACCATTAGTCAAATTGCGAATTTTATATATTCCAGAATTTATTTCTTCATCACTCACTTAACACTTCCTCGAATATCGCTGTCTGGTGTAATTGTTTTGAAATCGACACGCCGCTTTTCCTATTTACCTGGCGCCATTCCAATCTAGTCCACCTTGGTTTTCCCAATGAAATATTGCATCTGGATCTTTTCTGGTCCCTATAACCAAAACATTATATTTTCCAATAGCATCCGCTTGTATAACTAGATTTATACACTCATCGTCTATTCTTCCAAACGCACGACCAAAATGTTCATCAGCACTAACCCAAACTTGAACATTTTCATTTAAATACTTAAAATAATCTGGCAATTCGATGACTGCCATAAAATTCTCTTTTATTATAACTGAAAATCTATAAAGATTATCTCCTCTTGTTGGAGACTCGACAAAACTATGACGAAGTTTTGCCTCGTTCTTTCCTGGGGTTGGATTGTTTATTAAAAAAGAACCAGCAGTTTTACTTAGAGAACCCGAAACATGTAAATTAGTTCTGAACATACTTCCACTAGCAGCAAGCTCGAGCGCACTCGTCAATGTATTTGACGAAGCGCCTGAAGAACCCGATGGTGACACGTACAAATATACATCTCCGCGCCCAGTACCAGTTGATTTTCCTGAAGCAATAATCATTTTTCCACCGCTAATGTTTGAACCAGAAGCATCAGCGGCGTGGTATGTTATCGCTCCTGGAGAAGATGCAATTTCTCCCTGTCCAATATAAACATCTGTTATTGGTGATGTTGTACTCCCGACAATAAATTGAGAAGAAGAGACAGACGATACTTGGTTTCCTAAAGCAATTGAATTCGAAGCTGAGACGCTTGAAAATGCTCCAATAGCAATACTATTGGAGCCAGACAATTGAGACGTTCTGCCAATCAAGATAGCTCTGTCTCCTTCTATGGTAGAATTTGTACCAATTGTGATGGAACCACTTCCACCACCTTTAGTTAGGGCATTGGATCCAATTGTAATTCCCGCTAATCCACCAATACATAACGCAGAATTCCCAAAAACTATATTAGTGCCTCCACCTCCAACTGTTGTTGTAGCAGAATGTCCTATGGCAATATCACCCGTTCGAACTGTAGCAGATGAATTTCCAATAGAAATACACGTAATTCCTTGCGCCTGAGCAAAATCTCCCATCGCAATGCAGGATGTCGCAACAGCACGTGCACCTTCACCAACGGCAATATTTCCAAGAGAAGTTGCCTCTGAAGACTCTCCTATAGCAACGGTATTTGTCGCTGAACCAGTCGCCAATTTACCAACAACCGTGCTATCAATGCCAGACGCGAGAGAATTCCTTCCAATACAAACCGAACCAACGCCGATAGTTCCGTGCGAACCAGAACCTAATAATGTCGAAGTTTCATCTGCTTTTAAGATTATACTCCCGTCGGAGCCAGAAAATGTAATCGAACCAGAATTAGAAATCGTTACAATTGGTTGCAATTTTACAACAACTGGGTCGGGATAGGTTCCAGACAAATCTCCTCCCGCTGGTCCAGATGGAGGACCACCGCTGCCAGTTGCTGAAGTAATAGTTACGGTTCCATTAGAACCTGTAGCAAGAGTTATATTTGTTCCTGCAACAAGATAATCAGAGCCATCAAATACTTTCTGAAGGGAACCTGTTAATCCGTCTCTTGCAATTACATTTCCTGTAAAAGCAACATTGCCAGATAATCGAATATTTGAACCACTTATGATAATTCTGTCGGATGTCTCCCAATGAGGTTCCGAAGAAGAACTATTAATAATGGCCATATACCCATGAGAGCCAGACTCAATAGATAATTGTTTTAATTTTGTCTTGCCAGTCATGGTTATCTATTTGACTAAGACTTTAATTCAAGCCAAACTCCGTAGATTAAAATTGGATGAGGTGTTTCTCTAGCAATATCTAAGGAAACTCTAATCAATTCATTTCTAACAAGACATTCTGGATTTAGTTTGAAATAAATTCTTTCTTTCTTTCCAGCTTTTCCCGTTAAAACTTGAGACTCACCTAAATGAAGTTCGGATGGGTCACCGCATCCATAAAATAACTTAAATTTAAATTTTGCTTCTCCATCTTCCGCTTCATATTCAACAACAACGTTAAACTCTCTCTCTCCCCACGAACGAGGAATTGGTATTGGAAGATAGCCGAGAACAGAATGACCTAGGCCATCTTTTTCTTTGACAGGAGTTCCATTAACTTTTATACCTCCAATCAAAATATCATCATAGCTCCACCATTTGATACCGTCGCCCAAATGCACTGGGACACATATAACCGTTGCAGGGTCTTCGACACCGCGAACTTGTTTAGCAGCAATTTGAGTTTTTTGTTTTGGAAGTGCTTGGGGGAGAGAACCTCCCCCATCAACACCATAATTAGCAGTTTTGTCCATCTACACTAAATAGATGGTTATATTAAGAGGCACTATCAAATGTAACTTGCAATTCATCATTCGTAGCTAGGTCGACACCAGTTCCTGTTCCAGCCAACCATGTGATTGTGGCGCCAGAAATTGTGTAATCGAAACCAGAACCTTGACGTTGCATTAAACCGTTGAGATATACAACAACACCCGAACTTGTTATCGGAGTAATGCCCATACCTGGCAATGGTTGATCCGTCGACACAGCAGCCGTTATAGCAACGTTTACTTGTCTTGCTATATCTCTTTGGTGAACGTGGTCTGCTCTCGCAAGAGCATTTGACGTTCCTTCGGTGTTCGAGCTACCGAACCCCGTTGGTGTTGCTGTGTAAATTGCGTGAACGTGATCGCCGCGCGACATCGAAACAGACGTTCCAAGTGAAGCTGCGACGCCAGCGCTAACTGTCGTTGTAGAGCCACTATAGAAAGAAGCTTCGATATTGTCTGACAAAACGATAATGCCAGGACCGCCAATAACATTCAGTGTATTGCCTGTTTTTGTAAGGCCATCGCCAGCCGTAATTGCACCAGCGCCATTGAATTGTGTAAACAATAGTGACGTAGTGTTTAGAGAAATTGGATTATCTGTCGCCAACACCCAACCACTGTCGCTGTAAGTTGTACCTTCTTCAACGAAGATTGCTAAACCAGCAGAAACTTCCGCATCGGCGTCAGCGTCGGTTGTACGAGCAATAATCCATGGCAATGCCGCCGAACCAGTTTGTACGACATAATACAAACCATTTTGAGAACCACTCGCTTCGTTCTTAACTAAAATACGGTCATTAACCGCCCACGTAATTGAACCTGAGTCAAGTGGCGGCAACGTCTGATTTACAGACGAAGTCATTGATGCAAAACCACCAGCCGCCGTAACAAAGTTATGGCTTGACAATGTACCAGTTGTCGCCATTCGAACGCTAGCTTTCCAGTCTAAGCCATTTGCCGTAGCATCAACATAGCTTTTTGGAACAGCGTCAGACGCGTCAGTTGGCGTTGGCAACCCTGTAACCTTAAACACTCCGCCAACGTTCCAATCGGCCGTGAGCGCTTGCCCACCATCCGCCTGAAGAACTGCTTCTTCGAGACGATTAAGCGGAATTGACGCAGTTTGAAACTTTGCCGAAACCGTTGTCGTTGTATCAAAAAAATTAGAAGCCACCTTGAGCCGACCCGCTGCGTCTGCCGACAAAATACCATCATTTAAATTGGCAGTTGCTATACCGTCAGATCCAGTGGCTATTTGTTTTCCTTTTAAGAAACTCATATATTCACCTCTCTTTCAAAATAGTTTAACTAGTTGTGTTAATTGTTATTAACACGAACAAAACTGCCATTTAAGCGGCAGATTTCTATCAAATCCTGCGGTGTAGTTCTCTCTGGATCCAATCCTTCCCATTCTTTTATTTGTCCATCATGATTTACATGAAGAACAAATTCACTACACACCAGAGCAGTTGGAGATGCTAGAGGATTTTTCATTTTCCTTCTAAACCACCTCCACATAATAAGTATTATTGCGTAACCAAGTAATCCAACATAATCATATCTTTCGCCTAAATGATCAAAAGAATGTTTTAATCCATTTGTGACATCAGGAATAAATTTATATTCCTCTAGAATTTCATTGTTCACCATTTGCTTTTTTCTAGGAGTAATTTGCACTCCACCCATTGTAGAATGAATTACGACTGGTACGCCGTACATTTCAAGACCTATCATCATATGACTAGCTTGACTTTTTGTGAACTTCTTTATCAACCAAGACAATAAAGACCATTTTTTAGGTCTTGTAAAAATTATCGTAATCATATTGCCGTATCTCTCCTAAAACAAAGCAACCACGCAGCTACATCTCCAGCCCCAGCGCTTTGTTTATCAATCTTCATAACCATTTTCCAATTTGGATGTATCCATTCAACTTTGTACACATCAACATCCAACACTCCTGTATGGTGTCCAAGAGGAACTTTCATAATAAAAACAACTTTTATTTCAGCAGTGATTAAATTCCATCTAGCCGAACCTGGAGAAGTGGACATGGAAACAACTCCAGTATTGTGATTTACATCCCAATAGCCAGTCGAATCGTCAGATGGAACTGGGACGGCTTTCGCCAAATCTACGTCGTGCGCTCCAGAAATTGCTGGAATTATTATGTTAAACCCTTGTCCTGTATCAATTGAATTGCAATTACCCTCACCTGAATCATTTACACTCACGTTTGTAGATGGTAAAACAGCATAAAAAGTAACAGAATCATCAAAACTCCAATTATCAACTGGCTTGAAAATCACTTGCCCGTCATGAACTTCTATTGGCGAATTAAAAGAAAATTCTACGGTTTTTTCTCCTCTTCCATCACCAACTGACCAGGATAAATGAAACTTACTTCCAGCGCCTTTTACAGAACCAGAATCTCCAACACCAGTGAACCAAGTTTTAAACCCATCCGTAGAAGGAGAAGTGACAACAAGTTGTTTGCCATCCTCTTCAAGAGCGGGCAGCAAAATTCCTGGCATTATCGAAGTCATATTAAGTTCCCTCTCTTCTTATTTTAATTCTTACATTATTTGCTGTTTTTTGAGTCGAATAATTGTATGTTATTGAGTCTTCAATTGTATTATTACCATTATAAGAATTAACAATTTTTTTCAAAAGAATTCCACCATTGTTGTAGACATATTCCGTAGACTTTCTCATGTTTGTATAATTTCCATTGTTATCTTTTGACGCATATTCCTTCTCCGATAACAATCTTCCTTGAGAGTTATATTCTTCTTCCGCATATTTCGGCTCGAACATTACACCAGAACTACCAGTAGTTTGAGTTGTATATTCATCTTTTCTATGAAAAGAAAGCCTTCTAGTGTTCATGAACTCATCCAAAGATTGTTTTTCAACTAAAGTCAAATCATCATTAAATACAACAGCCACTTCAGGCACCCATGCGGTTTTTATAAAACTTGGCAATAGACCAGTGGAACTTGATATTTTTGTTTCTATATCCTGAAATTCACTTCTATAGATAAACGACCACATGTTAATTAATAATTAGTTTAGACATACGCTAATCTCAATATTGGAAGAACGTCTGCAACAGAGCTAGTTGCTTGAACTGCTGGAAAAAAAACACTGCTTGTTGTCGCAGCAGAAATCAAAGTAACAAAGGATGCTGGATATGATCCAGCAGGTACATCTGAATTTATCAAATCTAATGTTTGTACAACGTATGTTCTAAATGTCGCCGACCCAGTTATAGAATTTCTTCCAAACAAACAATAAACAATGCCTTGATCAAGTTCAACCATACCTTCAGCCATTGGGAACGAATATGTCGCTGACCCAGACGATAAACTGGCAGAAAAAACAGTTGCAACACGATAAACAACATTTGAATCAATGCCTCCGTCGCCCTGAAATAATTGGATTGTTATGGTTGGATTTGATGTAACGGCTGTAAATTTAGCAATAATCCTATTAAATCTAACGGGATTTGTTATTAAATAACTTCCGCCTTCTAAAACCGTTTGTGCTATTCTTGTAGAATTTCCTGCTACACACGCCTCTGGTATTATAATATAACTTCCAATACCATATCCATATAGTCTATCATAATCGAGCGTCGACGTGCCAATATTGGCATTAATATCACTTGAATGCAACACAAAAATCGAATGTTTGTGCGAATGCCCATCAAAAACGTGAGTCATTTCACCGTGCATTACTCTCGAACCACTTGTATAATCTGGTGCTCTTTGCCATGAACCTGTCGAAGCAATATAAATTCCATTATCTACACTATTTGTTTGATGTTTCACAAGAATTCTATCTCCAGAAGATGCTGGTAATAGTACTGTATTGTTGTCGACTGAAACCAATCCCGTTAATGCGATTGATGACGTCGTGGCATATTTAACGGTACTTTTTAAAAGCGATTCTGGCACTAACGAGCTTGAAATAGTAATTGATTGGCTCGAGCTCAATATCGACACGGCTCCACTTCCAGATAAACTTCTAAAACGCAAATCAACACCAACTTTATTAGCAAAAACGCCTTCACCAGAGCCAGTATTTGACGCCGTGTTTGTTTCTCCAGTTCCAGAACCAGAAGTAATCGAACTGGAAATTATTATCGTTCCGTTTGAACTGGAAACAACGACACCACCACTACCAGAAATACTCTTAAAAATAAAAGTTGTCCCTTGCTTTTCCGAGAATGTTCCAATCCCAGAACCTGTATTTGAAGCAGACAAAATAGCAGAACTAGAAACATTGTTCAGTAGTGCCAAAGAAGACGAAGTGTTTAATATTCCTGTACCAATGTCAAACACAACAGAACCGCTTTGAACGTATGTCAAAAGTTGTCCGTCAGACTGTATTTGATAAACCTTATTATAGTCTGTTAAAATTACACTACCGCTTCCAGAAGCTGGCAATATTCTGTTCGGAACAGATAAATCATCAAGAAGTAAAGAACCAGTAGTTTGATTGTATGCCGTTATTCCCATAATATATTATCTTCTCCATCGAACTCTGAACCAGCCCTGCGCGTCAGTCACGGTATTGCCGCCTGATTGATTTCTTACGGAAATAGTCTGACTAGTGCTAAAGTTAGTATTAATTGTGTAATCTGTTCCAGACGTTGCGCTGGAAGATATAAAAGCAATTTGCGTTCCGCTTGATAAAAATTCAAATACGGCCGCATCTGAATCATCTCTTGCGTATCCGACCGCAACAATGGTGCCACTAAATGGCATAGTATAGCCATTTGTGGAAGTAAAAATTACGTCAGATCCCTTAAAGAACACCCCTTGCGCCGTAGTTCCAGCTCTACCAAAAGGCATCATAATGGATTCGTTAGAAAGCCATTTGCTCCTATATCCATCGTAAACCATTTCCAAATGCATATCAGTATTGTAATATCTATCACCATCAGAAGGTGTTGGAGAAGATGGATCAACTCCAGATTTATTGTAAAATCTTATTCCATTATATTTTTCTTGATTATTATCAATGGCACCTGAAATATCAATTGTAACCAAAGAATCTTGTATTAATTTTCCAGACGTACCATCATAAATTGTTACCACCCTATCGGTTACTGATGAAGGTCCAAAAACATCTCCACCTACTGTTCCAGAAATTGTGATAGCATTAGAACCAGATATTAACGAAACAGAACCAGTGGCTAATAAGCTTCGGAAACGTAAATCAACGCCCGCCTTGTTTGCAAAAACGCCTTCGCCAGAACCAATATTTGATGCCGTATTAGCTTCGCCAGAAGCTGTTACAGAAGAACTTATTTCAATGTCTATTTCGTCATTTACAATGTCGTCAGAAACATTTAAAACGATTCCTGGGCCTTCTAGAAAGTTTAATCTTGGCCTATCGCCGATATTAGTACCACTATTCTTTCGAATTCTTACTTTTTGTGGGTCAGATAATTCGCCAAGCAAATTACTAACCACCATTTCGTCGAAGCCGCCGTCTTGATGTTGCGCCGAATGACTTAATGCCGCGCCAGAACCAGAAATAGTTATTTCGTTAGAACCAGACAATATAGAAACAAAACCCGTTGCCAGTAAACTTCTGAAACGCAAATCAACGCCAGATTTGTTTGCAAAAACACCTTGTCCAATGCCAATATTTGATGCTGTATTGGCTTCTCCAGCGCCACCAGAACCAGAAATACTATAAGTTATGATTATGTCATCTCCGTCTTCCATTAAAAACGGAGAATTCAACCAAGTTATAGCAGAAGTTGTGGAAGTAAAATCAATTCCATTCTGATAAGCTAATCCATTTACATAAAAAACAATATCATTGACGTCAACTGGCGTATTTGTTAATGGAAATGATGTTTGTCCGCTGGAAGCGGTTTGTATTTGCTCATATTCTTCAAATGTCGTGCCACCACCAGTGCTAAAAATTGTAATAGAATCAGAACCTGACGTTATTCCAATGCTTCCCGAAGCGACAATACTTCTGAACTGCAAAACTGAACCAGATTTGTTTGCAAAAATACCTTGACCAGCACCAACGTTAACCGCATTTGTTACATCACCAGAACCGCCACCACCAGAACCACTTGCGGAAGAAGAAATATATATTTGAGTGGCATCAGAAGAAATTGCAATGCTTCCTTGTCCAACAAGGCTTTTGAATTGTAAATCGATGCCAACTTTTTGTGCAAAAGTTCCTTCGCCAGAACCGAGGTTAGAAGCGGTTTCGGAAGAACCAGAAAAACTGGAGGAGCCAAGGACTGTTATCGATCCAGAGACTATTAGGTCGCCATCAATAGACGCTGTACCAGCAATAAAATTTGGCGACGGCCGAAAGCGACTACTAGCAAACGACATCCACTATTTACCTCTTGTAGAGAATTGCTCTTTCGAAAACAAATAATCCAAACAAATACACCTATGCATCAACAACAATAATTAGTTGTTTGAAATAAGGTAAGAATTTTTAATTTGATGACGGAGAAGTGGGAGGAGAAAGCTATTCTTTCCAGGTTCTATGGCTGATAATTTTAAAAATATTTCCAAAAGTTGTATTAAACTCTTCAGCTAGTTCCTTTTGAGTGCAAACGCCAGCTTTATATTTTTCTCTTATAATTTTTACTTGCTCAAGACTTAATTTGCAATTTGGATGTTTTTCTCCAGACTGAATTCCGATGTGAGATCCCGACATCTTTCGTCTTGCCTCTTCAGAATGGCGTTTTCCGAACATTGGATTACTTTCATCTCGATAAGTTTCTTTGATAATTTTTGTCTTTTTGTTAGCTTGAGATATTTTTTGTTTAGATTCTTCAGAATGCTTTCTGCCTGATTGAGATTTAGACATTTTGCGTTTAGTTTCCTGCGAAGGTCGTAGTCCATTTTTTAATTCAGATATCTTTCGTTTGCTTTCTTCTGAATGTCGAAAGCCCAATTGACTTCCTGCAATTCTACATATATTATATTCTGGACTTGTTTCATCAAGGTAGTATTGTTCACGTTCAATAAGTTTTTCTTTTTCAGGCACTTCTTCTACACCTTCAAAAATGAAATTTTGTTCACCATATTTATTCCAAGCATTTTGTAATTTGCAATTTGGATGCTTGTTTGCTTTTAAAAGATTAAAATGACTGCATTTTCTATTATTAAAATTAATTGTACTGCCAATGTAAGCCTTCCCATTAATCAAGTTGCGAATTTGATATATTCCAGATTTGGCCATTGTAACTTTCTATAGGGTTAATCCCGAACCCGTGAGTGGGAACATTTCTTTTGCGTCGATATTTGTGAGCTCCGAAAACAACTCAAATTCGCCATTAGCCGAACCAGTTGCTAACGAAATATAAAGTTCTTTTGTCTTTGTCGACAAAGTTATGGAATCCTTTGACTCGCTAAGTGTAACGTAATGATGGTTTGCCTCAACGTTGCCGTCAGAGAGTGAGTTAAAGTGAATTCTAATATCTGTACTTGACCTATTAATAACCGTTATTGAACGTGAGACGTAAGGAAATTCGATTTTGACTTGTGCATTTAGTGTTGAAAAGCTAGACGACAATAAAACCGCCCCCGTAACGTACGGTATCCCCGAGCTCAAATATGAGTTCGTATTCCAAATTCCAGGCGGCGTATACCACGCATTAGTTGTTCTTGTCATAATTTTTCTCGCTTTAAGTTAAATAGTTAACCGTCATCTCTCTCTTGTTCCAATCTTTCTTTCTTGTTCAGCAGCTTGAATAGCATTTCACGCTTTAAAGCTTTTTCTCTCTTTTTGGCTGAATGTTTTTTAAAATGCTTTCTTTCCAAAACTTCATCAATAACGCCTTCTTTCTTTGTCTTTTTGAGAAAACGCTTTATCAATGTTTCACAAGATTCTTCTTTTCGTAATCTTACTGTAAAGTTACCATTATCAAAACTAACTTCTTCTTTTCTATTGTTGTACACTTTATTCTTCTTTCTTTTTATTGTTATTCAATTGTTTTGTCCAAGTTTGTTTCCCACCTACAAGGTTAACAATTTTGCTCACGTCAATACCTTTATCGCCTGGATCCATTTCTCTTAACGCTGAATGCTTTTGTTCTGGGGGACCACCTTCGGTCAATGGCGTAACTCCTTCAAATGCTTTTTCAAAGCCAGACTTCCCAACCATCTTTTTAAGATTCTCTTCGAGCAATCTATTGCGTTCACCAGCCGCCTCTTTGAACGCAGCACGTGATTCAATTACTTTTTTAGACATCATTTCACTTTCTCGTTGCGGAGCAACTGTCTTTGTGGAATACTGATGAAGATTAGAGGTGTTTAATCCAGTCACAACTTCTGTGATAATCTTTGACAAAACACCAGTTTCTAAAATAACTTCCTTGACAGCTTCTTTAATTAAAGGCTTTAGAATATCTTTTAATTCCTGCTTATTCATTACTGCTCTCGCTTAATTAGTTTTAAACATCACTTATTTCTTTATAGTAAGTTCTGTTGCAAATTCTCTTGATTGTAGCAACAGAAACATTATATTTTTTCGAAATCGCAATACAACCTAAGCCACTTTTTCTTTCATTTAAAATACTCAACACTTCGTCTGGTTTAAATTTTCTAGATTTTGAAATAATTCCTTTTTTAGAACTACTAATTTTCTGTTTTGTTTCGTCCGAAACAACTTTTCCAATATTCCAACTTCTTATCTTTTCAATAGTTTCTGGTTTGTGCTTTAGGCCAATATGAGAGGAACTCACTCTTTCTCGGAACTCAAGCGACATTAATAAACCTTTATTCCATGGCCTTTCGACACCGTTTTGATATAAGCTCTTTAAAGTTTTTACTATTTTTTCTTTTGCTTCGGGACTACATTTTCGACCAGAATTGGCATCGCTAATTTTATTCCTGGTTTCTTCCGAGACTACTTTTCTTTCTCCAATAATAATTTCAATGTTATATCCGCTCTCTGGTTTGAAGCTGCCGAAGCTACTGATCCAATATTCTTCTCTTTTGGAGACCAACGATAGGTCTTTTTTGTCTTCTAATTTTTCTAGAATTTCAAATTGAAAATTTTCTTCTCCATATTTGTTCCATGCGCGCTGAAGATGAACGTTGCCGTGATTCCCATCCTTCAATAAGTTTCTATGTTCTCGCCAACGCTTACGAAAATTTCTTATTGTACTACCAATGTAAACTTTGCCGTCGATTGAGTTTGTTATTACATAAATTCCAAAATTTTTACAATCTGATTGTTTAAAAAACGGAAAAGACATAGAATACTATTCTTTCAATAATATCTCATTTAAGCAGCGAAATATTCTATCAGGTTTGGTTAATTCTAAATTTGCTTTAGATTCCATTAAATTGACAAATGCGCCTTGTGTCGACGGCTCAGAAACTACATCCACGCATGCCAAAACAAAATCATCTTCTACAATCGTTCCCTCTCGCGTTTCCCTGACAGATCCTAATCCCCTTGAAGATAAACCAATCGCAACACCGTCATTTACAAGTGAACGCAATTGTTGGCCAGGTGTTCCAGAAAGAACTTTCAATTTTACCATCACGTCATCACCATTCCACCATATTTCAGTAATCATGTGAGAAGAGTTTTTAAGATTAACGACTACCGAGTCTGGATGGTCTATTTCCCCTAGGGCTCTGTTTTCTCTAACTAATTTCTTATAATTTTCAACTTCTCTCTCAAGAACCCGACGTGGATAGATTCTTCCATTTCCGTTTCGAGCATCAGCACGCTGTGCAATTCCTGTTAATATCATTCCGCCTTGTTTGATATGTTGTTTGTCGGACTCATTCAATAGGTCAGAGCAAAATCCACCATCGCACAGTTTATAAAACTCTCTTAAAATGTATTTTTTTTCAGACATCTTTTTTCTCTCTAAAAAATCTCTTTAATTATATAACATGCCCGCACTTCTATGAGCGCGGGCCTTCATAACGAACCTCTACAACATCTTGCTACTGGTCGTAGCATTCGCTTTTTTGTAAAAATATTTTGTTCGAATACTTGATTACACACCTTAAATCACCTCCCTTGATAATTTCGAAATAATTTACTTATAGTTCTATCAATTTCTCTTAACGCAACTTCATGCGCCGAAAGCGTTTGTTTTATGTCTTTATATCCGACTTCCGTCAAGCTCAAACCCGAACGCAACCCTCGTACAGTTATTTCTTTACGAACCTGATTTAGCATTTCTCTAGTTCTATATAATCTTTCATCAATATAATCAAAATCTTCACCATAATCACTAAGGCTAGCTTCATCGTCTTCTTTCATTGGCAAATCTGTTTGTTTTATATTTTTCTTTGCATCTAAAACAGGCAATAAATGCTGTGCAACAACCGAATGAAGTTGATCGATTTGTTGCGTAGACAATGGTGTATTTTTTAACAAAGATATTATTCTACCAAGCATGAGCACAATAGATTCGTGAGGTTTATCGCCTATTTCATATAAAATCGTTTCTTCTGTAAAATATTTCAAATTATTCAACTTTTTTAAACTCATGTTTTATACCCTCATCTCCGACAACCATACATAACAAATATGTCGTACCAGAACTTAAACACGCTAACAAAAATCCAGTTATTAGCGAATTGTCAAATGTAAATAGTTGAGTATAATCCTTTAATAACCACAGAAGCCAACCAATCCACCAAGCCATACATGCGGGGCAACTAAATGGTTTCCACTTAGGTCGTACTTTGTTAAAAATGACTCCGTAAACTATTATGGAAGTCAAACCATACGAAATTAAAATAAAATAAACTAAATCTAACAAAAGCTTAGCGTGCCTTCTTAAGCGCCTGGAGCATACCAACGTCTGGTTTTATACATATTCGCATCTTTTGGCAGACTGCCTTTAGTCGCTTTTTGCGGAATCTCCCCCAACTCCGTCGATTCTTCTTCGTCTGGGTTTGTTAGTCTCTCTTCATGCTCGTCTTCTAAATATTTTTCTTTTTCCATGTGTGGCTTTTCTTCTTCAATAAACTTTCCTATTGTAAAAAGAACTAATTGTAACGAATTTACATCTTCCGATAATGGATATTCCGCTTCAAGACTACCATAAACATTACCACTCCTGATGCTTTCTCTGTTTAATGCACCTTTCATCGCGAGGTATCTAAAAAACCTATCTTGCGCCGCATACACACTGTCATTGAAGTTGTTTTTAGAAAAAGCGATAACCTTATTACTTTCAGGAATAATAACTATATCCATCTCGTTGTGATCGAACAACATTATATTGCCATCGATAGTTTTTCGAATGGCAAGTTCCATTCGCGTTGGCTCGTGTTTCGAATCTTCTATCTTATCGCCAACTCTGATTTTTATAGTCATTATTGTCTAATCTCTCTAATAAGATTTTGGATATTTGCAACTTTTAAAATCATTTCTTCATTAATAATAGTTTTATAAAAACCTTCTAACATAGTAGAAACTTTTTTAAGTTTCAAAACTATTTCATTGTCCAGTTTTATTTCTTCCAACAATTCTGCTTCTTTTATTTCTTTTTTAAGTCTTCCTATTTCTTCATTTAAGAAGAGTTTCAATTCAACTCCATTGTTAATGGACGAAGCGATATATTTCGAAAGCAATTTTTTCTGCTCTTCGTGCAATAAAGAATATTTTTCATTAAATTTTCCAACGAACGTCTTCAAAACCAAATTATCAATTGGCAACATTTGTCGTTCTTCTTTGAGAAGTTTTTTATTAGACATATTTTCAATTATTTCTTTTTCCAAAAGAACTCTAGTCCTGAGAGAAACGTCTTGATTAAAGATTTGAGAAATTGATGCAAGACTTCTATAGTTTGGAACGAAGTTTAAACATACTTGAGGACCAAGAAGTTCTTTTATTTTTTGAAATAAAATTGACTGTTCATTTTTTAACTTTTCCTGCTTTAAAAAAGCATATTCTTTTTTTACTTCCAAAAGAATTTTTTCAGCAGAACCGATATCAATATCATCAGTCTCACATAAAATTTTATAAAGCTTCAATTCTTTACCAATAATTGTTTTATTAGAAAATGATTCTTTCAATAAGGATATTATTTTATTTTGAAGCTCTTTGTTTTTTGACAAAACCGCCTTGGTCAGTTCCAAAACCAACACTTCGTAAAGAAAAGCGGTGTTCTTGTTTTTTTTATGTTTAAACTTATTGCTCATCGCTGTTCACTTTCTTCCTAATACTATTTTTCCAACTTGTCCCTTCTAATCCTTCTATTATTTTTTCAATAGTTTTTGTGCTTTCAGCCATATCTAAGTCTTCATTCGAAAAACCACTTTCAAGTTTCTTCTTTTCATCTAATTCTTCAAAGATTGTTTTTTTATAATTAGTTTCGTAATTTTCGAATATTCCTCGCGAAAGAGCGCGCAGCTCATTGCCGCCTTTAAATACGTTTCTACTGGTCGCGCGACCAGACTCGTCCGAATAAAGACTTCTCATATGTCGAAGTCGAGCTCCGCCGCCTCTTTTGTCAACTTTCGCTGGAACATACACCTTACCGTTCGAACCAGCCGTGACGTGGCCCTTTTGAACCATTTTGGGAGCCATTGCAGAAAAATCTGTCGTTATTGGTCCCTCTGGCAAGATTCCCTCTGGTTCTTTTCCAGGCGCTGCCAAAAGAACGTCGTCTGACTGTTCAGGTTCCCCTTCGGAGGAGCCAAGCTCTGATCCGAGATCGCCAGCGGCAATATCTTCCTCTGGCGTAGAAGTCATTTCAAGTTCAGCCGACAACTGAGCGTCAAAAAACATTTCTCTTGTATTGCGCAAGAACTCTTCATCGGTCATATTGAGAATATTTTTTGCAACCCATCTGCGACTAAAAAAACCTTCCGTTGCGGCAGAAGCAACATCAAATTTTGTTTTCCAATGTTCAAGCTCTTGCAATTCAGCTATTTTTGATGGATTGTTCAGACGAAGACTAAACGAAACTAAATCATTGGCTCTATAGCCAAGAACATAAAGATGGATAATACCTATTTTTTCTAATTCAGAAATAACGCTTTTTTGCAACCGCTGAATTGTCTTGGCAAATTGGATATCTTTTTGCGATAATGTTGTTTTATCTTCAATCGCCCCTTCTGTTCCTATCAAATAGGAGTGAGGTATTTTTAGCCCTGACATTAATTTATCGCGGAGATATTTTACATCATCAATATCGCCAACATATGAACCGCCAGGTAATGTTTCAATGCGTGTTGCGCTAGTGTTGCCGACGACAGGAATATAAAAATCTTCTGAAATCGATCCAACATTCATTCTCATATCAATCTTACCAGTGTCTGGGTCGACTATTTGATTTCTCTTCAACTCTGTCACAATTTTTTGCATAAACTGTTCGACATCTTTTTCAGGAATGCCTCCAACGTCGATATAAAAAACCCTACGATCAGGGGAGCGTACGACGCGATATGCCATCATCGCGTCTTCTTGTAATTGCAATTGTCTGAAAATACGACGAACTGGATCGAGACAGCTAGTTCCATAGGGTGAGAATTTGTCATTACCTAAAATCCTAAAATGCGCAACTTGCCAATTTTCAAACGTTAGCCCACCAGAATTCCATTGGTATTGAACATAATTTGGATTTGTTTTATCTTCTCCCTCAAGGCGCTCGACTTCCATCGCTGGCAAACCCATGAAACTTGTTATGCCCATATTTTCATCAATATCAAGGTAGACGAATGCATCCCCATATTTGCATAAAGATCTACACCACCCGAAAAGATTAAAATCAACATTCAAAATGTTATGATATAAGTTCTCCAAAACACCTTTTATCTCTTCATTGGCACAATTAATTGTAAGCATTTTCGAAAGCGCAGACGACATGGTCATTTCCGAAGCATATATATCAAGAGCACTATTAATCTCACCTACGAACTCCATAGCATCAAAGTCCATATACCTTTCGGCCCTATTGACATTGGCCTTCGACATCGCATACAAATTAGATAAAGGGGAAGATGAAGATTTTCTAAATTCTTTCCCAGAAGCAGACTTAAAATGATATTTATCTAATTGATTTCTTTTGTAATTTCTTACATTTTGTCGATGAAAATTAGAAATTGGTCCAGAAAATATTCTGGTTAATCCTTTAAACAAAAAGGATTCAGTATTTTTTATATTTTTACCATTGCGATTTGCCATATTTTATCCTTTGTAAATCCCAAATAACCTTTTCTGTCTTTGCAATTCTTCTATTTCTGCCATTCTGTTAGACTTAAAAATGGACAATTTTCTATCATATTCTTGTTGCCCTGGTATCGTCGTATTGAGGCCAGACCTGGTAACAATCATTGACTTTAAAAATGTCTTCTTGTATTCTAGGCCTCTTGACATCTCTTTTAAAGCAGTTTCTCGCACCCAGCATGCCAAAGCTAAAGACATAACCAAATCGTCATTGCTGCCTTTTTGTGCTTCTACTTTACCATTCATCCATATGAAAGTAGTCAACTCATCGTAAGTTCTCTCAGAGTTTATTATCACTAAAGAATTCCTCATATATTCGTCAAATTTATTTATAACCCACGGCCTGGTCTTGACTGACATCGTAAATCCTGGTACAACATTTTCTAGTCTCATTGCTTGGTATGGAGGCACGTAATCGTGCGAGCCTTTTTCCGACCAATATAAATTGGGATATTTCATTTCATCCAATTTTTTACACACTTCAAAACCAAGAGAATTGTTCTCGACAATCATCATTGCATTGCCATATTCTATTCCTACTTCGTATAGAAATCTTGCAAAAACATCCGTCTCTGCCTTGCCTCTATATTCTGCAACTTGTTCCATGGTTTCAATATTTAATATTTGTGCCGTCGAATAATCTAAACCGTCGCCGCGGGCGACGTCAGCTACCGCCATGTAATTGTACGATTGCTTTCGACGTTCCCAAATCCATAAGCCGCCATCAAATCCACCTTTGGCAATAGGATGCTTCAATGATTTTGCTATAGCTTCTAACATAACTGTTTCAACAAGGGTATCACCGCTAGCAAGAAAATTTGCTTCATATTCTTGTGAGAACTGTTTTGTAGAATATTTCTTTCTTTCTTCCTGTTCCCAATTTCCAGTTCGTTCTGGATGAACCTCCCATGAAAGTTTTGTGGGATGAAATTCATTTAAACTAGCTTCGGCTTTTGTGTATTTGTCGTGAAACCAATTATTCACACCTTTCGGGCTTGAAAGCGCAATGCATCTTCCACCAGCACTCAAAGCTGGTCCAGCGGCCGTCCAAACTTCGCTCATGTTTTCTACATGCGCAGCCTCGTCAATAACAAGAAGTGATAACGCTTCAGAACGCCCGACATCAGTTGCTTTTGAACCAGCGTCTATTTGAGAACCATTTGTTAGCGAAAATGATGTTTTATTATCGGCTTGGATTTGTGTTAGTTGTTCAAAGAATGATGGAAGGTTCTTTATTATCGATTTAACCTTTCGAACAAGATTTGCTGCGACTTTAAACTTCGTCGCTATAACCATTATGGATTTTTCACGATGAAACAACATCAACCAAGAACAATACGCAGCGGTCAAAGTCGACACACCAAGTTGTCTTGATTTTAATATTATATTAAAAGGATAATCTTTATAATCTTGAAGAAGCTTTTTTTGAAAATCCCAAGTCTTAAACGATATTATTCCACGAATTGGATGAGAAATTCTACAATAAGTATCGATAAAATAAACTGGTTCTTTCCCGCAACGAATTAGCTCACGAGCTATATCTTTTTTGGACAAAAGCGATTGAGAAGAAGACATGGTTTATCATCGTCGTTGTGGAGGCGCGCCATAATGCTGACTTTTGGTAACTTTTTCAATTGTAGAAATTTCTTTATCAAGAAACACAGTCATCTGTTGCCTTATAGTAGGATTTTGATTTGCAAACGCCAAATTAACCAACCCAGCCAAATATTCTTCAGGATTTAACATACCAAGCAAATCTTTGTGAGCACGACGAATGGTTGCTTCTATTTCACCAAGCGCTTCCGACAAACCAGGCGCGATGCCTTTTTGTTTACGATAATGTTCAGCGGCCGCTATCAATTTGCTAGCCAACTCACTTTTAATATTAGCTTCAGAATAAGACTCAATTAACATTTCAAATATTTTTTCAAGTAATTCTTTAGTGCCAATTGCAGCTTTAACAATTTTAATTTTACTTGTAATTTTAGGATCCATATTGGCAACGGCAGCCTCATCGAGCATTGACGAAAAATAGTCTACACCACCACCTTCTTGGTTTATATCCTTTTCATTATCAGAAAAAGCTTTCAATACTTCTCTACTGGTCTCTTTTTGATCAAGCGTATATCCTTTTTCTACCCAATATTTCGCGCATTCAACAGCGTCTTCCAAACTCATTACTTCAAACTCAGCAAACGGCTTAGAAATCTCTTTTGAAAGAATCAAAACTTTATATTTAAAACTCTCTCCGACTTCCTCTTCAGAATTGTTTGAAAGATTATTAACAAATCTTTCAACTTCTTCTTTTATCATTTTCTCTATTTCTGATTTTTTGAATGTGTGTTTCATTTATTTCTCAACCTTCAAAGACATATTTACATATTTCAAATTATTTTTAACCCACAAATCAATAACCTAAAGCCATTAACAACTTCCAAGCATAATACTCCCAATGTTTTTTGCTTGCCTAAACACATCGCTATATTCCGAGTCGCGTTCAAGTTCAGAATATGAAGATGAATTATCCCTAGCTATTCTATCCGCCACTCTTAACGGTATCATTATTGGATTTCCTGATTCAGACTTTTCTCTGGCATCATCCGATGTAAATTGTTCTTCAAGTATAGTAGAATTTTCATTTTTTTTGTTATATTGTGACCACGCAATTGCCCAAGGATTTGATTGTTTTCTTTCGCCAGATTTTGGATCAGTATATGTTTTTGGAAGAGTTTTCTTGAGTTTTTTTACCATTTTTTCTTTGCCTGGTGGCGCAACTTCGTCGATTTCTTCGATAGATTCCAAAGACATTTCTTCTAGTTCTGTTACGGCATCTGCGCCCAAGGTTTCTTCGATGTGTTCATAAACCAACATTGCTTTAACGTGAGGCTGTTCGTTTAGAAGTTTTTGTACTTCTTCTTGAATAATTTTATTCAACCGTTCTTTATTTATCATTGTTTCTTCCTCATTGCAGCCCAATTTTTGGTTACCGCATCAAGTCGTTCTTTGGCGGTTTCATCTACCGAACTCATCCCATCAAGACCAATCAATTCATAAATGCAGTTAGCAAGAACCCAACTGCGTGTTTTGTTCATATGCTCCACTCTGACAGTAGGTTCACCTATCATCTTTAAGCCTAGAGCTTTTTTTGTAACCTTCTTGTATTCTCGCTTTAAAAAAGCGGCACACTGCTCTATAATATCAGTTATTTTCTCTTCAAACTTAGTTTCATAAACTTCTTTCAATGAAATTTGTCCATGGTAAGAAAGTTTTAATTTGTTTCCATTGATATTAACGCCAAACCCATCCATTATTCGTTTGTCGTGAATGGAAACAGGTTCCTCTCGGCGAAGACCTATTAAAATAGGCTCGCCTGATTCATCAACACAGCCATCGTGCTTGTTCGCCATAACTTGCGAAATACCTTGGATTATTTCTATTGTATTTTCAGCCACTTTATTCTTTTCCTTCAAGATGTTTCAGTTTTTCAAACCATTTTTGTTCTCTATCTTCGACATATTGCACATAACAATTAAAACAACATCGAAACTTGTTCAAATACAGATTGTCTCCTTTGTTTAGGCAATATTTATTGCAAGATACACAAATCCTGTTAATATCTGATGTAAATAGTTTATTAGATAATAAAAACCCACCACCTTCGACCAAGTTATATTCGTCAAAAGATTGATTTGATAGAGCTTTTATTTGATTAAGGTATTCTTTTTCTTTTTCTTCGTTCCACAAAGATTTTGGATTGATTATCGCTCTCTCGCCATATTTTTCCATTATGGCCTTTTCTAATTTCGCTATCTTGTCCCAATCAGGTTCAGTCATTTTGATGCTTGTCCCATCGCCCACGCACCAAGAATGGTCACCAACACTCCTCCCAAGAAACCACTTCCTACGTAAAACCAAGTATAATCACTTGATTGGAGAGCCATTTTCCTCAGTTTCTCTAGTTCTTTTTCTTTTTCCCCAACAATAATCTTTGTCGTTTGTTCGGTGGTTTTTAAATCAATTTTTAAATTTTCAACAATCAATTTATTTCTAGTCGACTCCTTATTCAACTCGAATTCTAGTTTAAGTCTAAACTGTTCTTCCAAATGTTCTCCTTCGGTAAGAATTATGGCCGTAGCCATCGGGTCGAACAAGACGCCCATAAACGGTGCGACCTCGCCATTCTTTAAAATTGAAAAATTGCCAGTTGTAGACGTAGTCGTTTCTGCAAACGAACTTGTTGAACTAAGAAAAAAAACAATACTAACGACCAGAGACGATACTTTTTTGATTCGAAACATATTCAAAACCATACTTTTCTTTTATTTTTATTATCAATTTTTCTGGATTGTCATAATATTTTACAACAATTTTAATTTTCTTTTTTCTTTCTTCTTCCAGAATATTTTTATTATTTTCATAATCTTCTTCTAATGATTTAATCTTTTCTTCATAACTCTTTATAAGCTCGTTTTTTTGTTCAGTTTCTTCTTTATGTAAAGATTGTATTTGATTTAATTGTTCTTTGCTAGAATTAACAGTTAAATTTAACACATCTTCTGCGTTATCAAGACGGACATGAATATAGGCTAAAACGCCAGCGATGGCAAGAACCCACCAATATTGCTTTATTAATGATAACGCAATTGTAAAAATTGCTGAAAAATTAATATTCAAAATTACGCTTCTTTTTCTTCTTTAGATTTCTGTCCGACAGCATCTTCTTTCTTTCCTTTCCACGTAACAAAGGTATCGTATACACCCTGTACTCCAAGGTAAGCAATTGCTATCATTTGCCAAATATCTTCACTTATCTTACTAAACCACAAAAGAACCGTAGCTAGCAACATAAGAAATAGCTTTTTTGACATCCATCTTTTATAAACCGTCTTTATGACATTTTTTACTTCATCCATTATAATCATATGTTCCTCCGACATATTAATTAGTTCAAACCCGAACAGAAGCAAAGCTGTCGTTATTGTCAATGTTTATAATAACATCAACGGCGTCTTTGAGCTGTTCTAAGTGTGTTATCAACAAAACACACTTAAATTGATTTTTGATTGCGCCAAGCATTCTAATAAAACCATCAATAGAATCGCTATCAAAAGATGTAGCTGGCTCATCGAGGATAAAAATATTCGAACGAGGCAAAGAAGAAATACTTATAAACGCTAATCTAATTGCCATCGCGGCAATATTCTTCTGCGAACCCGAACTCACCTCTATTGGCAATACTTCAATGTCGCCAATTTTTTTAATATAAATCTCCAACCTATTATCTTCGTTTTCAAAAAATACCTGATAATCTACAATACTAGATAAAATCTTTGCTATCTCTTCGTTTATTATTGGAAGATTCTTTTTTATTATATCATATGCTATTCCATTCGAATGCATGCATTTCATAAACAATTCGTAAGCTTCATATTCTTCTCTCGTTTTTTCTAATTCTTTTTTATCTTCTGTTAATTTTGTAATTTTTTGATTTATACATCCATGTTGTTTATACAACTCTTTTAACTCTTCTTCACATTTGCTATTCTCAATATTTAATTCACCAGTAGTGATTTCTTTTATCGACAACTCTTGTCTTTTTTTCTCTACTTCTAAAATCCTTTCTTTGTTTCTGTTATATTTCTCTTCTCGTTCCAAAAATTCATCCAATTTTATTTCAGATATAGACAATGATTGCTTTTTGTTTTCTAAGTTCAATTTTTGATTGTTAATATCTTTTTCAAATGATTTTTGTTTTTCCAAAAGAACTCTATGTTTTTCTATTTGTTCTTCTAGTTTTTCTGGTGCCAACAATTCAACATGTTCACTTGTTTTGTCCCTTTCGGAAACTTTTTTAAGCAACAACGATTCAATTTCTACTAATTGCAACTTTGCCTCATACGCTCCACAAATAAACTTACAATGAGAATATTCTGGTCCACATGGAACTTCTTTTAGAATAGAAACTTTTTCTATACCGTATTTTATTTCTTTCTCTTTATCCTTTATATCGTGCAAAATATTGTCTAGTTGTCTTTTCTTATCATCAGCAGTTAATTTCTTTTCCTTTAATGACTTTAAATCAAATGAAACTATAAAGTTATTAACCTTTTCCAATTTCGAAGTATTATCAATTATTTTATCTTCGATATCTTTTATGATATTTTTTACATTTTCTATTTCTTTTTTCTTCTCAGTAATTTTCGATTGTACGTCAGCAATATCGATAATTTCTTCTGCTGAATTTTTCAATGCTTCGTTTAGCAAAATACAATCGTGTTCCAAAAGAGCAATTTTTTCCTTTTGCGACTGACAAATTGTTCTACAATGTTCAGTCTTTTTTTCATTTTCTATAAGTTCAATTTCCGATTTGATAAGTTCGCTATCAAATTGTTTTCCTTCTAGTTTTTTAAGAATCGATTTCGTATCGGTCGACTCTTTATTAGCCATATCAAATTTTTCAGAAAAAATATCAACGTCTAAAAACTTTGCTAAAATTTCTTTTCTTTCAGTAGAACCTTTTTCCAAATAAGAAAGCGAACCAAGCTGAGTAGACATAGAAGTCAAAATGAAATCATCAAAAGTTCCAAACAACTTCGTTATATTTTTGTCTGTTTCAATCCTATCGACACCATTTAAAGAAACAGTTTCATCGTTTGTCTCGTCATAAACTTCAAAATCTAAAGATGTTTTCGCTTCAACTGTTTCTTCACCATGAAGTTTTTTAATATATTTTTCAGAAGATCTTTTTATCGTGTATTTTTTATCTCCAACTTTTAAAACAGATTTTCCAAAACCAGAATTGCAATCTTTGTTGATAATTTTAGTTTTCTTTCTGGAATTTTTGGACGTAGAATTAAACAATGTATAAGATAAACTTTCGATTGCATTACTTTTTCCCGAAAAATTCTTTCCAAATAAACCAACAATACCATTGAGTTTTTTGAAATCTATTACATTACCAGAGCCATAATTAAAAAGATTATCCCATTCTAACTTTTCAATCTCATAAAAAACATTTCTTATTGAAGTTTCTTGAGATTGCAGAATAGAATTAAATCTTTTGTTTATTGAAAATATTCTTTCATACAGCTCATCTTTTATTTGATAATCCTTCAAGTACTCTCTGATGAGTTTTTCTTGAACAGCGTCACTTCGAAGGTCTTCCTTTCTGTACTCTCCGCTAATAAATAAATTTGATTTATTTGATGATTTGTTGTTGTTTAAAAAAGTAACACTTTCAGGTTTAAACTTTACTTTTGCAACATCAATAGCTTTTTTGACAACGTTGGAGGAAAGATTGCCATCGGCCATCAACCTCAGCCTGGCATTGACTGGAACGTTTGTTACGCTTTCTATTTCTCCATTTATATCGAGCGACAATGTAATAAATGGTTTTGGATTTGGAATAGTAATATGCTTAACGGTAAACTCTTCTTTGTCTTTTATATCCCAAATCAAAAAACCCTTATCGTTAGATTCACCATGATTTTGTTGAATAACGGAACCAGCAAATCTAATTCTTCCATTTTTATCTAAACTTTGTGTTTGATGAATATCGCCAAGTAGTGCATAGTCAAAATTATTAAATATTTCAACTTCATCCTCTCCGCTATCAACAACCCATTCGACGTCGGTGGTTGCGCCTCTTATAGCGCCATGATAAAGAGCCATATTAATTTTGCTTTTATCAGTAGGCTCTAAAATCCAATTTTCACGATCAAAAACATTCATCACATTAAAGATAATATTATTATCAAATGAATATTCGCCAGACTTTAGATAAAGTATTAAATTATCCAAATTTATAGCGTCGATTATTGGAGAAACGGCATCCAATCTGTTGTTGTTACTATAAATTTTATCATGATTTCCTAAAATAATCCTTACAGGGGCAATACCAGCAAGATTTTTCAAAAAATCTGATGCAACTTTTACATACTCTGGACTTAAGTTACACTTATTATGATACAAATCGCCTAAAAATAAAATTAAATCAATTTTTTCTTCTCGCAAACGAGAATAAATTATTTGAAATATTTCTTTATATTCTTCGTGGCGAGAAGAAGTTCGAATATGTAAATCCGCAAAGTGTGCAATTTTAGTCATTTAAATCTTTCTATTTCTTCTTAACCTAAGAACGTCTATCTTTCAAATTTCTTCACATAGCCTCCTCTTTCATCAAATATTCTATCATATTCCCGTTATCAACCTTAACAGCATTTCGCTTCTTATCTTGAAATTCTTCTTTGCTCATCTCCCCAACATCTTTCCACGGAAAGACATCGATGCAAAATACATCTTCTCTGTATTGAAGAATATTCTTTAAAATCTTATTCTGTTTACTTCTCGCATCTTTATCTAAAGCCAAATAAACTTCTTTTTCGTGGTTGACAACAAAATCAAACAATATAGAATTTTCATTCAACAGCGACCCAAGCAATGGCACTGCATTGTCTGCCTTAATTGCAT